CATGGCGACAACTCCTTTTGTCGGGGCGCGGATTCTAGCAGCAGCGGCCGCCTCGCAGGCGGCCCGATTGCCAACAGCACCACAAGCCGGATGGAGATATCACGGGTACGCGGTGGGACAGGCACCAAACGGAACGTCGGGCTCGACGCTGGGGGCCAGGAAAAGTCAGATGCGGATGGGAACAATATGGGAACATTCTCACCCAATTTTCCGCACCTCATAAACGCTGAAGGCCCCGGAGTACGGGGCCTTCAGGATTGCAGATGGCGGAAGCGCAGAGATTCGAAATCAACCCCTGCCGACTATAGAGGCACGTATTTTCTGGCCTGCAGCACTGCGCGATGGGCTGATGGGAACGAAATGGGAACATTTTGGGAACCGTAGATAGCCGAAAGCCCCGAATTACGGGGCTTCCAGCGGTTTTCGGCGTGGGAATTAGCGGTGTTACAGCTTCAGCTGTCGCTCGATGAGGCTGGTCATGTCCGCGGCGTCCTCGTTGATCCAGGTGCCGTAGTGCTTGTGAATCATCGCCGTGGACGTGTGCCCCATCTGCTCTGCGATCCAATCGAGCGGTACCACACCACTGGTGAGCATCTGGCTGGCGAAGGTGTGTCGGCAGTTGTTCGGGCCTCGATGGCGCACACCCGCCGCCCGGAGGTGAGCGTTCCACCACCCGTTGCGCAAGTTGTCTGCCGTTGAATACGCCTGATCGGTGTGCGAGTTGTGGAAGACGAAGCGCACGTTCTGCTTGCGTACCGTCCGGTTGTCCCGGTCCGTCACCTCGATCTCCACGGCCGGCAGATCCTTCGTCCGCTCCGCCTGCTCGCGCAGCGCCTCGAGGGCGGGCTTCAGCAGCTTCAGCTTTCGCGTAGAGCGCTTGGTCTTCGTCACCTTGTAGGCGCTGCGCACCCGGGCGCGGCGGAAGATCACCTCGCCCCGCTCCAGGTCGACATCCTCCCAGGCCAGCGCGATCGCCTCGCTCACCCGCGGCCCCGTCCAGACCATGAACTTGATCAGGGCCAGTTCCTGCTCACGGCCAGGTGACGGCGTACCGAGGATCGCATCGATCTCCTTGCGCTCGAACGGGTCAGGCTCCTCATCATCCGGCATCCGGATCACGATGCCCTCCGTTGGGTCGAACGCCACCTGGTTCGTGGTGCGGTACAGCTGAAAGATCTGCCGCACGATCGCCACGATCTCGCGCACCGTCTTGTTGTGCAGCTTGGGCATCAGCTTCTTCTGCACCCACCGCTGCATCTCCACGAACGTGATGTCCTCGGCCTGTCGATCGGCCCACTGCCGCCGGATATGGCAACGGATTTTGCTTTCGTGGCTGCTGATCGCCGATGGCGCCAGCTCGTTGCGCTTGATGTCCAGCCAGAGATCGATCCAGTGGCCGAAGCTCGCCTCCTTTACTCGTGCTGAATCGGGAAACCAGCGCGCATAGTTGAACGTTCCCGCCCGAATCTCGTGGCGAATGATCGCCGCCTGCCGCTCCGCCCGTTCCAGGTTGCCTGGCGTTGGCTCGCCGGCGAACGGCTCCTTGCACAGCGTTCCCTCATAACGGAAGTAGACCCTGATCGAGCGGCCTCTTACCTCGACTCCATCTGCCATATGCGGCCCCACGCGAAACCCTGCGGGCACGGTACTGGTGCCGCACCCGCAGCAATAGAGAAAGGCCCGTTGCCGGGCCTCGAATTAGTTGGTGTGATTTCTAGATTGAACTGGTGCTGCTCACGACCTCATCCATTCGCTACACCCACCTCTTCCAGCGTCGCGACCATGTTGGCGCGAACCAAAGCTGCAGCTACCGGTGGGCAGACGCTGTTGCCGCACATGCGCACCTGAGCGGCCTTGCTGAGCTTCTTGCCGCCGGCGGTGCGGTCGTGGATGTAGTCGGCCGGGAAGCCCTGGGCAGCGAACAGCTCGTGCGGCTCGAGCATGCGCATGCCGATATCCACGATCTGATAGGGCTCGCCCTTGATCATCACCAGCCCCATACGGTGCTTGGTGGTGACGGTGTGCAGTGGATCGGTGAGCGGCTGGCCGACCGCCGTCTCGTAGTACTTGAGAAGGAACGCGCGGACTTCGCCCATGTGCCCGCCAGTGGTGAGCGTATGGATCGGCTCGCGCAGGTCCTGGCCGATGCAGTTGTTGCGCAGCTTCACCAGGTGGCTGGTCACCAGTGCGTTGTGGTCGACAGTGGTCGCGGTGGGCAACGGGCTTTCCAGGCTGCTGCCCGGGCCGGTGTAGTTGCCGCCGTAATGCTTGGCGAGGAAGGCGGCGACGAGCGCGTGCTTGTTCCCGCCGGCGACGCAGGTGCCCAGCGGCTTGTCCAGGCCCGGAACGCGTGGCGCCTGGCCCTTGCGCTCCCCGTAGCCGACCTGCACCAGAGTCGGTGTAACTAGTGCGAAGTGGCCGCCCTTCACCTGGGCGCAGATGGTGCGCAGCGGTGCATCAATGGGCATGTTGCGCTGGGTGCTGCCGTTGGCGTGCTCGGTAATGAAAGGCGCGAGTGTGGGCACGACCAGTCCGGTACCGAGCTTGCTGGTAATTGTCTGCAGAGGCTCATCCAATGGCTGGCCACGGAAGTAGTCATTCCTGTGGTTGACCTTCACCAGGAACGGATCGGCGGAGTCCAGCACATAGCGCTGAATGCCCCGGGCGATACGTCGCATGGTCGCCTCCGCGAGCGGCTTCTTGCGGTCGAAGATGCTCGGGCATGGCAGCGACCAGTCGATGATCTCCGCGGCGGTGCGCCAGGGCTTCAAGCGCTTGGCCTTGACTGCCTCGCTCGCCGGGTCCCCATGGGTTGGCTCGGGCCAGACGATCGGCTGGCCGTCGCAACGGGCGATGAGAAACAGGCGCTTGCGGATGGTCGGGGCGCCGTAGTCGCAGGCGCGCAGCTCGCGCCAATCAACCTGGTAACCGAGGCGGCGAAGCGCGTTGACGAAGCTGGAGAAGGTGCGGCCCTTGTTTTTCGGGCAGGGGCGGCCATCGGTGGCCAGCGGCCCCCAAGTGACGAACTCCTCGACGTTCTCCAGCATGATGACCTTCGGCTTGACGGTGGCGGCGTAGCGGATGGCAACCCAGGCGAGGCCGCGGATCTCCTTCTTCACCGGTGCACCGCCTTTGGCCTTGCTGAAATGTTTGCAGTCCGGCGAGAACCAGCAGAGATCGACGGGGCGGCCGTCGACGATCACGCGCGGGTCAACCTCCCATACGGATTCGCAGAAGTGCCGAGTGTGCGGGTGGTTGATGTCGTGCATGGCCACGGCTTCGGGGTCGTGGTTGACGGCGATGTCGACAGGACGGCCGAGGCCGAGCTCGATGCCCGTGGAGGCACCGCCGCCGCCGGCGAAGTTGTCGATGACCAGGCCGTTGAAGTTGAACGCGGGCTGCGGGTGGATACGGAACACATTGGCGTTCGTGCTAGCCTTCGAACCGCCTCCCTGGGTGTGATGTGCTTGCATGGTGCTTCTCCTTGGGGTTGGTCAGGCCCTGGTGAGTTGCCGCTCACCGGGGCCTTCTTGTTTTCAGCGTGCGATCAGCAGGAACAGGTCCGGCAGGTGGTTGGCCGCAGTCAGCAGACCGGCCAGGCCGGTGCCGATCCAGCCGGTCATGGCCAGCCGGGCGCGCAGGCTGAGGCTCGGTTCGTCATCGTCGTAGTGCTGCATGGTGCTTCTCCTTGGGTTGGGGTGTTGCTCGACCGATCAGGCGTTGCCGCGCCCGGTTGGGTCGGGGTTCTGGAACAGCCAGCACTTCACCGTCGTGCCGCGCTGGCTGAGGTGGTTGCGGCGGTTGAAGGCCGCGCGCACGGCGCTGTCCACGCCCTTGTTGTGGGTGAGGTATTTGCGGGAACGGCTGTTGGGCAGCAGGGTGCGCAGCGTGCCGATGTCGGCGATCTTCTGTTTGTGCTCGGCGGCGCGCTCGCAGAACTCGTTGAGGTTCACGGCGATCACGTCCGGCTTCTTCGAGTGGTCGACCACCGGGTCTTCGCTCAGGCCCTGCAGGTAGTCGAAGGCCTCCCAGAACTCGGCCACCTCGGCCGGGTCGGCGTTGACGGCGGTCTGGCGTGCCAGCGCCATGGCCACCAGCTCGCGTTGCGCGCCGGCGTGCTGCCGATCGGTGAGCGGGATGATCAGCCGCAGGCAGTCGACCAGGGCGAGCAGCTGCGCGTGGTTCTTGATGATTCGCTCGATGCGGATCTCTTTCAGCTCGCGCAGCGCCTGTTCGTGCACCTTCACCTGGGCGCGGAACGTTTCCAGCACCTTGCCCTCGGCCCGGGCGGCCATCAGCAGGAAGTGGCTGACGTCCATCGCGCTCAGGTGGTTGAGGTTGTCCGCTGCGGCGCGGCTGGCGGCAGTGACCTCGGGGCGCACGAAGTGCAGCTTGACGATACGGGTGAGGATCGCCTCGCTGGCCATCACCGTGGCGTTCTGGCTGATCACGATGGTGCCGCGGAACGGCGGCTCGTATGTCTCGTTGCCGGCCGTCTTCACGCCAGTCACGCCCAGGGTGCCGCCGTTGAACAGCGGTTTCAGCTCGTCCCAGTCGTAGGCCTTGGCGGCGCCGCGGTCGTTGTCGCTGCGGTCTGCCTCGAGCAGAACCAGCGGCATGCCAGATACCTGCCCCATCCAGCGGCGCAGGCCAGCCTTGGACATTTTCGAAGGGTCCTTGCCCTCTTCGTCCGGGCGGCCGAACAGCTTCCAGAGGAACATCAGCAGCGTCGACTTGCCCGCGCCCGCCTCGCCCGTCACTTCCAGGAAGGGGAAGCTCTGGTACTCGTCGCGGATCTGCTCGGCGAACAGCGAGCCGAACCAGAACGCCAGCGCGACGATGCCCTGGGTGCCGAAGCAGGTCCATAGCCATTCGAGCCACTCGCCGCGGTAGCCTTCGTCGGTACGGGCGATCTCCAGGCGGATCGACTTCTGCAGCGTCTTCAAACGCAGCTGCTTGAACTCGAAGTAGTCCTCCTTGTTGGCTTGCTCGAGCACGCCACCGCGCACGGCCAGGTCGCCGAACACGTAGCAGCTGTGCTCCTTGCTGTAGCCGATGTAGTCGATCGTCTTGACGGTTTTCAGGCCGTAGAGCTGGTCGCGCATGATGCGATCGAGCTGCGCGCCAGTACCGGTGAAAACAGCGCCCGCGGCCATGCCGAGCAGGCGCTTCTTGAACTCAGATGCCGCAGCCACCTGGCCACCGGTGAAGGTGTTGCGCACCGTCGGCTCGTCGTGGGGGAAATCCACACGGAAGTAGTACCAGGACTCGTCCGTCACCTCGTTGCGCTGGAAGTACAGCGCCTGCGGGTAGCAGTTGGCGATCTCCACCACGGCGCCGCATTGGCGCAAGGCCTTCTCCCAGCGCTCGTCGTCGGTAAGTGACTGGTCCTCGAGGCGCTCGGATTCTTCCAGGTGCTGCACGGCTTTGTTGAACTTCTCCAAGTCCATCTTGAACCAGTACATCCGGTTCTCGAACGCAAAGTGAAATTCATGCCGCTCGCGCCACTGGTACATCAGCACGCCCTTCTCCGCCGCGCTTTCGGCCAGCAGCAGGCTGCCGTGGTAGCGGGCCTCCTTGAGGTCGCGCTCGATCTGCTCCGCGCGCTTGTCGTCGCCCTCGATAAAGGCCCAGCGCTGGTGGAGGTCGTTCCAGTCCACTTTGCGGTCGCGCTGCGGGATCTGCGCGGCCTCGCAGGTAAAGCCCAGCTCGCGGGCCATCTTCGCCCAGCGGCGGGTATAGCGATGCGCGCCCGGCTCGTTGTCCAGCGCCCAGACCAGCCGCGGCAGCTTGCGGCCGGCCTCAGCGCGGGCCTTTACCAGCGCCTTGAGCGATTCGGCTGGGAAGGCGTTGCTGCTCATGGCCGACACGGCGTCGAGTTCGTGGTGCAGCAGCGCGATGGCGTCGAAGACGCCCTCGACGATCCACAGCTCGTCGACCTCGAGCAGGTCCACGCTCGGCGGGCACCACCAGTAGCCTTTCATGCTCTGGCCAGGGGCGAAGCGTGCCTTCTGCTTGCCGAAGCGGTGCGGGCGGTCGATCAGCCGCTCCCAGTAGCCACCCTTCTCCAGGGTGAAGCGCACCGTGGCGCTGCCCTGGGCGAGTTCGCGGCTCCAGTAGTTCTCCTGGCTGTACCAGCCGCGGATCATGCTCAGGTCGAAGCCACGGGCGAACTGCAGGTAGGCATCCGCGCTGGCAGCCGGCGCCTGCTCGGTCGACGGTGCGCGCTTGCTCCAGTCGTCGAACAGGTCGTCGAACAGCTCTTTCACGTGCCACTGCTCGCCGCACTTGCTCTCGCGGCCGCATTTGATGAACCAGGGCTGGTCGTAGCGCGAATACAGCTCCTTCTTGCCGCAGCTCGGGCAGGTGCCGCCGCGCATGTAGTCGGTACCGGCGCGGCGCTTGAGGCCGAAGTCACCCTCGAAACGGCGCAATACCTCTTCGCGGATATGGCGGTCCATGTCTTTCATTGGGCCGCTCCCCATACGAACGCCCTGATCTCGGCGCCCACCAGGCGATGGGTTTCGCAATCGATCAGTTCCACCTCAAGCGCGCAGCTCAGGTAGCCCACTATCACCAGTGACTCGCAACGCTGTTGGTCGTAGTCCTGCGCTGCGCGGAGTTGATGCAGCATTTGGCGGAACATGTAACGCGCCGGATCGGCCGCCAGCGCCTCGCAGGCGGGCATCGGTTGAGTGCTCATGCCGTGGCTCCTTTGCGGGCCTTCACCAGCTCGCGCATGGTGCGGTTGAGGCCGGCGATGTGCGGGTGGTCGCGCAGGATCTTCGGGCCGCGTTCGCCCTGCGGGGTGAAGCGGTAGCGGTCGTCGTACCAGCAGGCAGCCATCAGCTGCTCGTACTGGCTGGTCAGCCAGCGCAGGTAGGCCTCTGCCTGGGCGGGCTTCAGCTGGATATGGATGGAAACGTCTGTACTCATGGGGCCACCGTTCGGGCGCAACTTTCCCCTACCCGCGCAAAGGCGGGCATGGGCTTGGGTCAATTCAGGGGGTGATCAGTGAGTGGCTGCTGCAGCCAGCGGCGCCGCGGGCGGCTGCAAGCGTGCCGGCAGGTGGCGAAGGGGGATTAATACCGATTCGCCCGAAAAAAGGCTCCGCAGCGCTACGCGAGTCGCATCCTCTGTGCAATAGCTGATTCCGATCGCGGTGCGCTTACGGCACTCCAGCTCGCTCATTGCCAAGTGCACCAAGCGGTCCGCCATGAAGGTCGGAACCTCCAGCCCGTTCACCAGGTAGCTCACCGCGCGCTCGAACAGGTGGCCATCATCGGTCAGGTGCTCGCCCTGGTGGCGCTGCAGAAAGGTCAGCGCGGCGCGCTGCATGCTTGCCCGGTATTCCTGGGCGTCGTTTGCGGTCGAGACGTTCATGCGGTTGCTACCTCCGGTTCCATTTGGTCGAGCATGTCGAGCTGGTCGGTCTTCTCGCGGCTGTCGCGCAGTGCCTGCATGCGGCGCACCGATGGCGCCACCGGCAGTACCACGCGTGGTGCATCCAGCCCGGACGGGCTGAGCGCGTAGTCCCACGTCAGCGACCCGGTGTAGGTCGCGCCGCAGGCCATGTTCATGCACTGCGCGTACATGGTCTTGAACGTCGGCGTTTGCGCCTCGCTGTTGCGGATGCGCATGCGCTGGCCACAAGCCGGGCATAGGCATTTGTATCCGCCGTTATTCGCTACGCTCACGGGTTCCCCTCCCCAATACCCTGCCGTGCTTACGGCTGCTTGCTGTGCAGCACGATGACTGCGTTTATTTCCTCATGACGGGCGGCCATGTGGCGGTGGTGCGCGGCGAGGATGACCTTGCGCTCGTCCTCGTCGATGTAGCCGTTTTCCAGTGCCTCGCAGAGGATCTTGTCCACCGCGCCGCGCAGCACTGCGGTGCGCATCGAGCGTTCGTAGAGCGCCAGGTTGTCCAGGTCGCCCGGGTTGGCATCCGGTACGAACACGCCGCCGTACATCGCAGCGACATAGTCTGGAAAGTGGCTGGTGCCCGCCTGCTGCTCGAGCAGGTGAATCTGCTCGTCCGAGAGCGGCCGGCTGCCGGCGTTCTCGTAGAGGTGGTTGTCGAACTTCTTGATGTCCAGGCCCAGGCGCGCCGCGGCGCACTCACGGCCGCCTGGGTAGGCGCAAACGACAGCACTCATCATCTGGCGGCGGGTTTCTAGGATCGGGCGCTTCATGTTCTGGTTTCTCGCTGGGCCAGGTGCCATTACTGTGAAATCACAGTGCCGATATCGCTGGCGCGGCGCCCGTACTGCTCGGGCACATCCGCCACGCCTTCCTTGATGCCCAGCAGCACGGCGGCGCGATGCGACTCGCCGCGAGTGCCCTTCTTCGCGCCGGAAAGCACCTGGTAGCAGGTGAACGGATCGAGGCTGTGCTCGCGGGCAAATTCCTGGACGGTCTTGCCCTGCTTGGCGAGCCATTCCTTCGCTTGTTTGGGGGTGCGTGTGGCTGGCATGATTCAAAACCATTCAAATGCGTTCAATGTGGCGACAGATTACCACTCGATTGGGTGGTGTCAACGGGAATTTCTATCCAAATGAGTGGTCTTGGCGAACGACTGCGCGAAGAAAGGAAGCGACTGGGCCTCTCACAAGCGGATTTCGGTGCACTCGGCGGCGTGAAAGCGAACGCCCAGGGCAAATACGAAGCCGATGAGCGGAGCCCCGATGCGGAATACCTCACCGGCCTGTCCGCGGCAGGTGTGGACGTGCTTTACCTGCTTACAGGGCAGCGTACACCGGTGACGGCGGAAGGCCTGGCTGAGGATGAGAGCGAGGTACTGAACCATTACCGCTCAATGCCGGATGCCGACCGGGCCGCGGTGCGGCGGTTGACCACGGCATTGGCTGAATCCGCCGGGCGGTACCAAATTACTAGAAACAACTGAGACCGCCGTTACGTAGGTCCAGCGTAAAGCTTCAGCTTCGGCCAATGGCCATGCACAGGGGGAGTGGATGAAAAAAGGACTTAAGCCGGCACTGCTAGCTGCAGTTATCGGATTGCATGGCTGCGGGGAGGTCGCGGAAACGCAGGCCACCAGTTCGTCGGTGGTTGCGCCGGTTCAGGCGTCCACGTCTGTACATCTCAAGCCACAGCACTTTGCGACCGTAGAAGAGCTTGTCGAAGACTTTGCCGATTTCAGTGAAGAGAACGGCACCTTCAAAGTCCTCTCCAGCCAACCTCTTCATATCCAGATGGCTGCTCAGGTTGTTGCAAATGACCTACCGGAGACCGTCCAGACCGAGGTGCAGCGGGCCGCGCTGTACGGCATCTATCGAACATTGATCCACACCGACGCACCGAGCGTTCATGTCACTGCAGTACCGATGGTAGTAACGCTGAACCCTTATTCATCGCGCTTTCTGGACTCGCCCAAGGTGGACTTGGAAGTGACCCGTGAGCAAGCGCTCCAGGCAGCGAAAAAACACGCCGGAGCAGATACGTTGGATGAACTGGTGGCGCCCGATGCAAGCATGGGAATCCAGCTCGACTCCTGGTCCAAGGCATTCGAACCGTTCTATTACCGGATCGAACGACAGCGGGAACTGCTCAGCACTCTAGGCGCCAAGTGATAGCTGTCATGATGCGCGGCTGGCTCGGGCTTGCGTTTATCCTCTCGGCGAGTGCGTTTGCCGCCACCACTGGTGAGGTGATTTCAATCTCCGATGGCGACACGCTCACCCTTCTTACCCCGACCAAACAGCAGATCAAGGTTCGGCTCGCTGAGATCGACGCTCCGGAAAGCCGCCAGCCTTTTGGCCAGAAAGCCAAGCAGGCATTGGCAGACCTGACGTTCCGCAAACAGGTGGTCGCCAATATTCATAGCACCGACCGTTACGGCCGCTCGATCGCGCGCATCTCGGTGAACGGCGTGGATGTCAACCGCGCCCTGGTCGAATCCGGCGCCGCATGGGTCTATCGCGCCTACAACCGTGACAAGAGCCTACTGCAGGCGGAAGCCGAGGCCCGAGCGGCGAAGCGCGGCCTATGGGCGTTACCTGAATCAGAGCGCGTCGCCCCATGGGACTGGCGCAAAGGAACAAAAAGCCAGATTGCCCAGCCTTACGCCGGCAAACCTGTCCTGGTAGCTGCCACGGCAAGCCAGTTCAGCTGCTCTCCCCGCAAAACCTGCGGCCAGATGAGCAGCTGTGCTGAGGCCCGCTACCACCTGGAGCAGTGTGGCAATGGCCGCCTGGATCGGGATAACGACGGCACCCCCTGCGAAAGCATCTGCCCGTAAACAAGGAGACGTTATGACCCGCTCGACCATTGACCTTGACGATCGCCCCCGCGACTTCGGCGACCGCCTCCTCGAGGAGCGCAAGCGCCTCGGCCTGCAGGTGCACGAGCTGGCGCACCTGGCCGGGCAGACGGACTACATGCAAAAGCGGTTCGAGAATGGCACTTCGGTGATGCCGATCGACTACCTGCAGGCGCTGGCCGCCTCAAGTGACGTGGATGTGCTCTATATCATTACTGGCGAACGTCGTTGAGCGAGGCAGTATGAGTTCGGCCAAATCGAAGAAGCGCCAAAATCGCGATGACTTTACGAGCAAAACGATTCGGATGCTTCGAGATATGGCATCTGGGATTTGTTCGCGGCCTGAATGCTCAGCATTCACATCCGGCTCTTTTAAGTTAAGAGATAATGCCGGAAGCATTGGAGTAGCAGCGCATATATGCGCTGCGGCCCCCGGCGGCAAACGATATGACGAATCGATGTCCCCTGAACAACGATCATCGATAGATAATGGAATATGGCTGTGCCAAAGCTGCTCAAAGCTGATCGACACAGATGAGTTGCAGTTCCCGAAAGAATTACTAATTCAATGGAAAGCGAGCGCGGAGCAGCGCTCCACCAAACTCATCGGTCAAAAATTTATATCTCAGAACCAGCACGAATCGAAGATTAGAAGCACAATCGGACAAGCAATAGCCCAGCATATCTCCGGATACGGGCATCCTCTAGATATGCCACTCCTCGACACCATTCATGGCTACGGGAAAAACCTTGAGGAATTAGATCCTAGGTTCTCGGTGAAAGTGTCGACGCACAATGACGTGGTGACACACGAACTTCATGCAAAGGAGGACGTCAGCATACAGATGCTTGTTCAGCGAAGCCCTGAAATTGCAGACGCGCTTCGATCGATGATCGAAACCGGACAAAAAATAGAATTGCCTAGCGGTAGTTTTACGATTGCCGGATCACCGCTATTAGAGAGCATTGTGGCTAAGGGAATAAACTCACTATCTATCGGAAGCATCCCAGAAACCTATGACGCTACCCTTCAAGCCGTTGATGGTGATCGGCGCTTGATAGTTTGTCCGTTCCAGATACAGGCCATAAGAGGCATCTCGGCTTTCAGCTTAAGTGGCTCCTGCCTCGACGGATTCATTTCTTTTCGCTACGAAAGCGATAAAAACTATAAAGGCGGAACTATAAATTTACGCTTCGATACTACTCAGTGGAAGGGAACATCACTTTCCACCCTGAGCCATTGGAGTAGATTGCTGAAGCTTCTTGACTTCCTTAATATCAACAAAAACGCAACGATTCAAGTTTGCGTAAGCACTAAGACTGACGACATCAATATCGGAAACTCCCGAAAAGATCAAGAGGTCTTTATAAGGCATCTGACGTTTGTCATCGATCATGTGCGCAATGTCCGTGATGTTTTAGATCAATGCCCGACCGCGACTTTTAACGCGAACGACATATGCCATGAAACAGACGCCACATTGCGGAGGCTTGCCCATTTGAAAAATGGGAGCCAAATAATTACGTACAAAGCAGGGCATGAAATTTTAACTGCAACCGGCGAAACTCGCGAGTTGTCACGACTATCCACATCGCTGGCCCCGCTAATCATTCGAGAGACTATAAATGAACTTACACTGCTGGGGAATAGAGTACGTCCACCTTCAATAATTCACCATATTACTGACTACACTGTTCGCCTAGATGAAGGTGGTGGGCAAAAATTAGCAATTATAGAAGCAACTAGCGATACGAAATTAGTTATGCATTTGGATACTGCGCCATGGATCCTTCTCGAGGATTAACAACAAGCGGCCACCGATCATGTATCCACGCAAACTCCTCTGGCGGCGAGCTGGTGATTACATACACTCGCCGCTGATCTCCCTCCCCCAGCACCAAGCAATCCAGAGCGAAGCCCGGCTCCACGTCAAACCAGTGTGATGTGCGCTCGGCGTCCTTCTCCATAAAGCGCTGCACCAGGCCGTAGGCCTTGATCGGCTGATACTTGGCCCAGCCGCCCCGCTCCACCGTTTCCAGCCGCGCCCAACCGCCCTGCGGGCCTTGGCCAGGCTCTTCGCGCCGGCGGCCCCACTTGACCCAGCCCAGCGACTCGCCGCCCTCGAGCATGACGGGGATGGCCGCCTTGGGGCTGGGAAAATAGACCTTGTAGCTGCGCTCTGCGTCGCGCGCTTCGACTCCACCGCACATGGTTGCTTCTCCTGCTGCCGTATGGTCATTGACCGCATCGCGTGGCATTCGATCTACTGTATACCTATACAGTCTTCCAGAATCACCATGATGAAACGCTACAAGCCCGCCGCGCACTACGAGGTGCACAAGCCTGGCCACCCTGCCCCGATCGGGTACGTGCGCCGCGGGATTCTGACGCTCCTCACCGAGACGGACGGCTATACCGGCATCATCCACAACAGCGCGCCGGCGCCAGGCGAGCGCCGCCCGTTCGGTGACCTGCCCTACATCACCAGGCGGTATGGGCCGCCGCTTGGTTGGCTGGAAGGGATGGAGATCGTCTTGGCGGATGGCGAGCGCTGGGCCCTGCAGCAGATCCCGCGCGTGCCTGAGGTGCCAGCCTGCCTGGATACCTACAGCGCCCTCCTGCTGTGCTGCGAGGTGCTCAGCGAACAAGGGCAGCCGGGTGCGTCCCGAATCGCCGCGTGCCTTCGCGCCGCACCATATGACGCCTGCCCGGATTGCGAGGGGCGCTTCGCCGAGGTGGAGGACTGCCAGTGTTGTGGCGGCTACGGCTTCGTGCCGGAAGTCTGAACCGGTGTGCGAATTGTTGACGCGTTGGCAAAACGCCAGCCCTCATATACTGTATGGCTATACAGTGTATTGCGTAGGGAGTTCGCGCATGTTGTCGAGTCAGAAGGAAGCCCGCCCGGTGGCCCAGGAGGTACCGCAGTTGGTCGAGCCGGTGAGTGAAACCGAGCGGGCGCTGCTGCGCTGGTACCGGCAATGCACGCCGACGGATAGGGCGCACGTGATTCGCTTCGTATCGGTACTGGCCGAAACCCAGAAACACTGAAGGCGCCGAAAGGCGCCTTTTTCATGCCCGTGCTACATGCACATCGGCACCTCGTCCGTTTCCCCCCACTCCTCGTCGATCAGCTCCCAGGCGGAGCGCTGCCGCTCTGCCGGAACAGGCTGTGGCTCGCTCAGGCGTTCGCTTGCTGGATCCGCTTCCATTCCCGCTCCACGGCGCGCTGGGCGCTGCTCTTTTCGGCGTACAGGTGCAGCAGCCGCTTGGGGCTGGTCTGGTCGCCTTCGGTGAGTTTCTTCTGGTCGCCGCTTTTCTCGTCGCGGTACCAGGCCAGCACGCCGGTGTAGTTGCCGGCCTCGGCCAGGTCGGCGACGTCGTCGGCGTCCGGCAGCTTGGATTCCAGCTCCAGGGCGGTGGTGTAGCTGTCCGGCGTGAAGCTGTGGCGCACGTTGGCGCCGAGCCAGACCACCGCGTCGATGTCGGTCTTCACGCCGATCAGGCTGTAGGTGAGTTCGGGGATCAGGTCCGGGCGGCCCTTTGCCAGGGTGTAGCTGAGCGTGGCCGTACCGCGCTGCAGGCGGGACCACTCAGCGCGGGCGGCGCGCAGGGCGGCCTCCTGGTCGGTGAAGGTATGGCGCAGGTCCTTGAGGTTATCGCCACCGCCGGCGATGGCTTCCTTCTTCTCCGCGCTGTTCAGCTCGTAGTAGTAGGCGCGCACGCCGCTGTAACTGTCGCGGTCGGCCTGCAGGTAACGGTGGCCGTCGCCATCGGCGCGGGTGAGCGTGATGTGCGGCAGTGCGGCGCCGCTGGCGGTGATGCTCTTGCCGGCCGGCATGAACAGTAGACGCCCGGCCTTGATGCTGGCGATCGCATCGAACTGCTGGCCGAGGCGGCTGAGCAGGTTGGCGTCCGACTCGTTGGCCTGGTCCACCTGGGCGAGCTGGATGACCGATAGCGCGGCACTGATCACCGGGCTGAGCCCGTAGGCAGCGGCCACGGTCTGGACGATGGCGCCGAGGGTCTGCCCGCTCCAGCTGCGTTCCTTCTTGGCCTTGAGGCCCTCGCGCAGGTCGGCGCTGCGGGCACGGATGTTGAGCACGTCCGGTGCGCCGCTGTGCTCGACCTCGTCCACGGTGTAGCTGCCCTTGTCCACCAGGCCGGTGTCGTGCCAGCCGAGCCAGAGGCGCACCACGGCGCCGCGTGGCGGGATGGCCAGCAGGCCGTCGTGATCGCTGAGGCTGATGCTGAGCTGGTCGGCCTCCATGCCGCGGTTGTCGGTGAGCTCGATGCTGATGAGCCGCTGCTCGATCCCGCTGGTGATGTCCTCGCCGTTGACCGCCACGCGGCAGATCGGCTGTGGATAGGCAGTGGCGTCGCGGTACTTGTCTGCGGCCTGCTTGGCGTAGCCCTTGGCCTGGTCGAGCAGGCCCTTACCTTGGGTGAGCAGATCCTCGATCACAGCAGCCTCCGCAGTATGTCGCCGCCGGCGCTGATGGCGCTGCCGAGCAGATCCACCCGGCCGTCATCGATGCGTTTGAGCGCGAGAGTGAACTCGATGCGGCGCGCCTGGCCGTCGCGGAAGAACAGCGTGCGCGTCTCACTCAGGCTCTCGATGATCCAGGTGCCGTAGATCTTCCCGGTGCCCTCGACCAGCGGCCAGGCCTTGCCGGTGTCCGCCATGGTGCGCAGGGAATCCAGGCTCAGCTGGCTGCCGGCCAGCGCGGGCAGGAGTACGCCTGGCAGGGTGATGCTGTCATCACCACGGCCGAGGTACTGGCGCGCCGGGTTGGTACCGATGCGGCTGGTAGAGCCGTGGCGCCACTCCGTCTGGCGCTGGAATTCCTGGTAGGCCAGGGTCTCCAGCGAAAAGACGAACATGCCGAGGGCCATCATCATGGTCTGCTACTCCTGGTCGAATAGGGATGAGCGGGCACGGGCGCCCTTCTCGCGCTCGCGCTTGTCCAGTTCAGCGGCTACGGCGCGCGCGATTGCATTGGCGTCCTGCCCTTGGGCTGCGTGGATGTGCACGATGATCGGCGCTGGCGCGCTCTGGGCAGCAGCTGGCGAAGCTGTCCGCGCGGCCAGCGGCGGGCGGGGGTCGAACGTGACGGGCTCTGCTGCTGCCGGCATGGCAGTGGCCGCGGCGCTTAGCCCGATAGCGCCCGCAGCTACAGCTCCGATGCGTTTGGTCGCGTTAACCAGATTCGCCATTGTGCGTTCAGCGTCGCCGCCCGGCCTGGGCCGTGACAATGGGCCGGAAATTGCTGTGCGTGGTTGCGAGAGTGACGTTTCGTTATCGCCACGCTTTGAATCGGCAGCACGCAGCGTCGGCGCCAATTCAACACGGCCGAGTTCTTTCATTCGGTCAGTTGTGCTGCCCAGCTGCGACAGCGGGCCTCGTTCCCCCGCCTGCAGGCCCTGCTCCAGGCCGGCCATGGTGAAGCCGCCCAGCTCGGCGAACACGCGCGACGGTGAGTGGATGCCGAGCTTTTCCTTGAACCAGCCGATGCTGCTGTCCGCCGCGCCGACCACGGCGCCCTTGACCGCACCGGCCGCGTTCTTGATGCCGTTGGCCAGCCCCTGCATGAGCATGCCGCCGAAGTCGGTGAACTTGGCGGGCAGATCCACACCCAGATAGCCGAGCACACCGGCGAACGCGCGGTAGAACAGGCCCAGCGGGCTGAAGTTCACGATGGTGGCGGCGATGCCACTGAGCCCGCCGCTGAACCCGGTTTTGATCTCTGCCCAGAGGCCGAGGAAGTACGGCCCAACCTTGTCCCAATTGCGGTAGATGAGGTAAGCGCCACCGGCGATGGCAGTGATGGCCAGGCCAATGGGGTTCATCGCTAACGCACGGCCAATGAACAGGATGCCCTTGCCCACTAGCGGCAGCGCAGTCTTGCCCAAGTTGAACAGCGTGCCGGCCAGCCCGGCGCCCTTGATGCCGAACAGCATCATGCCGTAGCGCAGCATGGCGAACGGCCCGAGGATGCTCGCGATCGCCAACGTCAGCCCGCCCATGCCAGCCATGAGGATGCCCACGCCGGCAGCCGTCTTGACGATGTTGGCGGCCAGCTTGGGGTTCTCGGCGATCCAGCCCTTCACCCCGCCGATGATGCCGGTGAGCGTTTGGGTGATCTCGCGCATGGGGCCGTTCTGCTGCTCCTGCAGCTGAATGCCCAGATCCTCCCAGGCACTGCCCATGGCCGAGAGATCGCCGCGCAGGTTATCGGCCATGGTCTTGGCCGTGGCGCTGGCTTCGCCCTCGGTGGCCTTGAGGGTGCTGACGAACTCCTGCAGCGCGCCGGTACCGGCTTGCTTGACCAGCACTTGCAGGCCCGCAACCGCCTCCTCACCAGCGATGTGCTTGAGCAGGCCGGCACGGTCGGCGTCGCCCATGTTCTTGGTTTTCTCGTAGATCTCCTGCAGTACGGTGGGTACGTCACGCAGGTTGCCCTGGGCATCCTTGGCGCTGATGCCGAGTGTGTCCAGGGCTTCTGCTGCAGCCTTTGGCGGCGCGCTCAGGCGGTTTAGGATGGCGCGCAGCGCGGTACCGCCCATGCTGCCCTGGATGCCGGCATCACCCAGCTTGCCGGCCATGGCGGCAACGGTTTCGAGATCCTGCCCCACGGATGCGGCGACGGGCGCGGCGTACTTCATCGTCTCGCCGAGCATCTGCAGGTTGACGTTGGAGCGGGTGAAAGTGCCGACCAGTACGTCACCCAAACGACCGGTTTCGCTCGCCTGCAGGTTGAAGCCGGTGAGGATGTTGGAGGCGATGTCCGCCGTTTCGGCCAGCCCGCTGTCGCCGGCCTTGGCGAGATCCAGCATGCCGGGCATCGCTGCCTGGATGGATTCAGCCTTGAAGCCGGCCATGGCCAGGAAGCCCTGGGCCTCAGCTGCCTGCCCCGCAGTGAATTGGGTATTGGCGCCAAGCTGGCGGGCCTGCTCGCGCAGCGCTGCCATATCTTCGGATGCGGCATCCAGGCGGGTCAGCGACTGGACCTTGCTCATGGCGGCGTCAAACTCCAGCCCCGGCGCCATGACCTTCGCGCCGGCATAGAGGATGCCGCTGCCGGTGGCGAGCCCGCCGGCACCGGTTGCGGCCATGCTGCCGGCCAGTTGCTGGGTGCGCTCGTACTGCGCCTTGGCCTGGCCGAGGCGCTTCTGCTGGGTGGTGAGCTGTTTGAGGCGCTGTTCCTGCTGGGCCAGCGTCTTGTTGGTGCCCTCGACACGCTGGCGCAGCTCGCGCTCATGCTGGCCGAGGTTGCGCGTGCTGATGCCCGCCTCGCCCAGCTTGCCACGCAGGCCCTGCAGCTGGCGCTGCTGCTCGTTGTGTTTCTGCTTGAGGGCGTGGCCCTGGCGGACCGCGCTCTGGAATTCTCGCGTCAGCGCCTTGGTGGGCGTGGTGGTGGCGGCCATCTCGCGGGATAGCGCCTTGACGCGCTCACGGTTGGCCTGCATAGCGCTGCCGGTTTGGTCGGCAGCGCCCTTGAGGTTACGGAATGAGCTGACGTCCTTCTGCAGGGCCTGCAGGCCCTTGAGCTCGCCACGGGTGTCCTTGAGGGCACGGCCCAGGCTGGTCGCGCCGCTGGCAATGGTGCGTAGCGGGCGTGTTGCGTTGTCCAGCGCCTGGAGGTTGACCTTGAGGTTCAGATCACGCGCCATGCGTGCGCTCCCATCGTTCGATGGCGCGCTCGCGCCAGTCCATCAGTTCATGCAGCGGCATGGCGTTCATCTGCTCCGGCCCCCAGTGGAACACCAGAGCGATGTCCGCCATCACGTCATCTACGCGGCGGGGGATTCCGCCGTGCTGCCCGTCTTCTGCAAAAAACCGGCAATGGCATCCGCGCAGCCCAGCAGATCGGCCACGTCCAGGGCTGCAACTTCCTGCTCTGTGAGGGTCGGCTGGCTGATGCGCGGTACCAGGCGGATGGTGGCGTTGACGTCACCATTGATCAGGTCTGCCAGCTTGAGGCCGCGCAACTCGCCGGCAGCCGGCTTGCGAAGGGTGATCTCGGTGATGCTGCTCTCACCACGCTTGATGGCCTGCTCGAGGATGATGGGTTCGCTGGTCTTGCTCATGGGTGTGCTCCTTGGGGTTGGGGTTGCCGCAGCGTTTGGCGGCTGCGGCGGGTTGCGAAACGGTGGGCGCTGGCCTCGCATGGCTTACAGGCCGATGGCCTTGCGGTGCTCGGCGAGGCGGTCTTCGCCGTTGACCATGAAGACGAAGTTGAGCAGGTCGATCTCGATCTCGACGTTGCCGTCCACGATGAGCTTGTAATAGCTGCAGGTGGTGGTGATGGAGTGCTCGGTGTCTTCACCGGCCTCGGCGTCGCCGAAGTCGATCTCCTCATGCCGACCGCGCACCACGACCTCGACGGCAGACACATCGCCGGTGTCGTCACGCTGTACGCTCCCGGCCCAGCGCAGCATCACGCCGTCTGCCTTCACCGCGCCGAACTGGCGCAGCACGGTCAGGTCGTAGCCGCCAAGGGTCCATTCGAGCTGGATGCCATCGTCGCCGTGGCCGAGGTCGACTTTCACCGGGCCATCCATGCCGGCGCCGCGCCAGGCTTCCAGTTTGCGCGTGAGGGTTGGCAGGGTGACGGACTTGCTCTGGCCTACGTAGCTGGTGCCATCGTTGAACAGGTTCATGTGCTTGAGTTTCTTGGGCAGGGCCATGGCTGGGCTCTCCTACGGCGCGGCCGTAGCCGCGCGGGTCAAATGGGGGATCAGGCGGTGACGCTGGCGGCGAAGTCGACCAGGAAGCGGTCGGTGATGCGCTGGCGCAGCAGCAGGTTTTCCAGCGGCGGCACGGGGGTGTAGTCGTAGTCCAGGAAGAGCTTGCCGGCCTTGAGGGTGTCCTTGTCGTTGGCGGCCGGGTCGAACCAGCACTCGCCGTCGATGATGTAGCCGCCGCGCTTGAGCTCGCGGAACTTGGCGTTGATGCCCTCGACAATGTCGCGCACCAGGCTGCCGTGCATGGGCTTGTCCACCGCCCAGAAGTGCCCCTCGGCCATGGTGTCTGCCAGCACCTGGGCGGTACGGGTGTAGTTCTCGAAGGCAAACAGCGGGTCGGCGCTGCAGGTGCGCGAGCCCCAGAAGCGGAAGCCGTCGCGGCGGATCAGCGTGGTGACCTCGTCGGCGTTGAGCAGGCCGGCGTCGGTGGCGGGGTTCTGCAGGTCGAAGTAGATGTCCTTGCTCAGGCCCGACACACCGTTGACCGGCACGTTGGATAGCGTTTTGTGCCAGCCGACCTGCTCGTCCAGCTTGGCGCGCAGGCCCAGGGCGCGGGCGATGGCGCTGGCCGGTGCGTTGGCGTTGGCCGCGGTGTCCCAGGAGACGAAGTCCGGCCAGATGAGCATCAGCTCACGCGCACCGAAACCGGCGCGGTAGGCAATGGCATCGCTGACGGTCTCGCAGCCGTAGGCGTTGGCGTAGGCGAAGCCGCGCAGCTTCTCGGCGATCGATACCAGCTCGGTGGTGACCGGCAGCGAATCGAGCCCAGGCACGCCGAGGATGCGCGGTTTGACGCCCAGTTGCGCTTCGGCCGCCAGCAGTGCCTTCATGCCGGTGTACTGACCGGCGTCCGTGACGCCGCCGATGATGTTGCTGGTGGTTTCGGCTTCGCTGGCGCCCTCGGCCACGCGCACCACGACGGTGACGGGCGACGCCTGGTCGGCGATGGCATCCAGGCTGCGGGCCAGAGTGCCCAACTCGCCGGCGGAGCCGGACGCAGTGAGCACGTCAGTGAGCAGCACGGGCTTGTTGAGCGGGAACTTGACCGCATCAGCATCCGACGCGGTGCAGACCATGCCCACCACGGCGGTGGAAACGGTGCGAATAGGGCGCGTGCCCTCGTTGATTTCGAGGACGCGGACGCCGTGATGGTAATCGGTCGACATGCGGGAGGCTCCTGCGGGGCGTATGCCTGATCAGTGAGCCTTAAGGGTGACGCGCGCGCGCAAGAGGCGCACGCGCCGGGCTGTGTAGCGGTGGCATCTACAGCGAGGAGGTACAATCCCCCCGGACTTATGAGGACCGATTCATGAAGCAATTCCTGATCACTATCATCACTGTCGCCTTGATCGCAGTGGCCTTTGTCGCACTGGGGAGCTCTTCTGAAAGTCCAATGTTGGGGTTCGGTTTAGCCCTCACCCTGGCTGCTGGGATGGTGACCATTGGTCTTGCCGTAAGCGGCAGGGTTGCCTCAATGCGAGTCCAGTTCGAGCCAACCGAAGAACCAGAACAAAGGGAGTCCTTCACCTTCTCCCATTGTCATCGTTTGATGGGCGTCGATAGTCAGCAGTCCGAAACGCTCAGACTGCTCCACGACCTTGCAGCGACGGTCGATGTACTAGAACAAAAGGTTTCCAGCTTGGAGTTCGACAGGCGAGTCGCTAAAACTCACCTGCGAATCTGTTTCGACAATATCAGGTACCACGAAGAAATAACGTTACCTCAGGCGTTGGCCGCCTCGTGGGGTGGAACGGTGCTAAGCACTATCGTGGGCCTTACGGGTGCCGTGATTGCGGCATTCCCGCAAAGCGCATTCGAGTACGCCCGGTCGGCCTACGCCTGGACCGCCTCTTTCATATGACCGCAAAACGTTATGAACCAGCATTGCCCACCCCTGCCACCGCTACCTCGATCGCGGCGATGGTCTGCTCGGCCAGCTGCTGCGCCTGCTCGACCTGGTCGGCATCCATCAGAATGCGGATCTGTTCCTTGGCGGCTAGGCGTGTTTCGCGGATGACGTACAGCGCCTCGGTGTAGGCTGCGGCCTCGGCCAGGATGCTATCCGCTGCCTGCTGCGCCGTGCGGCCGTTGATGGCCCAGGCGGCGACGGTGCGGGGCACTGCGTCCGCGGGATAGCCGGCGTCAGCGAAGGCCTGCGCCTCGATGCGGGCGCGGTCGTATTCAACGGCGCGCAGCGGGTCGCCGGCGACACGTGCGCGGGCTGCGTCTGCGGACGCATCGACTGACTCCAGTAGCTGATCCAGCAGGTCGTTGTGAGATGGCCCTGGAAGGTCGAGCAGGATCGGATAGCCGTTGTCGTCAGCGGCGATGCGGCGGCGTTGCGAAACACCCGCGAGCAGCTCGTCGCGGCGGGCGGGGGGAATTTCAACGGCGTCGGCCGGCAGCTTGCAGTCGGGATTAACGACCTCCACCAACGGCGCTTCGACGCTCAGATCGGATACAAACAGCGGCAATGGCTCGGCCGTGTCGTTGAATACTGTCTCGCCGTCGATTGCCGCTTCTTCGCCTGGCTGGAGAAGAACTTCGATCGTCGGCCGTACCCAGTCAGGATCGGGTACGAAGCGAGTGCGTGCACCATGGATTCGCGTGTCATAGAAGCCGCGCTCCGCAGCGCTGAAGAAAATGCTCATTTAGTACCCCCACGAATACACATGGGCATTGCCCTGGTTGTTTCCAATGTCGTTGGCGTAGAACATTTGTGCGCCCGTTTTGCTGGAACTATACGTTTTCCAGCTCTTGACCTGATTTAGGTCGGTTCCCTGGTCCTGTGCATGAACACCCAAGCAGGCGTTCGGGTATGCAACCGGCCAGGTAACTTCAGTGAGCGTCTGCGGGCCTGCTACGGCGCCCGTGGTCGTCCACTGGAAAATGAACTCCCGCTTGACGCCAGCACTGTCGCGATACGGAATCGTGATGTAGCCCGAGCCGCCCATGCTGCCAAGGCCGAGCATGCCGGCGATCAGGGTCGCTCCGGTGACGGCGCGCGTTGCGTCGCCTGCTGCAACCTCGGCGGCAGTTGCCAGCTCGATTACGCCGCGCAGTGCGTCCGTAGCGGCCGAGATAGCATGCGTATGGCTGCTGGTCGTCACGGCATTGGTGCTGCTACCCGAAAGCGTGCCGGGGGTACCGAGCGTAAGCGTGCGATCCGCGGCAAGGGTACCGCCGCCGGATAGGCCGTTGCCGGCCACGATATTTCGCGCCGCTGGCGCCTTCTCGTCTTGCAGCTTCTTGCCCTGCGCTGCAGTCAGCGCGGCCGAAGTGCTGACGCTGTCGAGCGAATCGATCAGCTGAACGATACCCGCTTCGGTAGTGGACGCAGCAGGCAGTGTCAGCTCGTGAGTGTGGCTGTTTGACGACACCGAGTTGGTGCTGCTTTTCGTGATTGTCCCTGGCGTGCCGAGCGAGATAGTGCGGTTCTCTGCGAGGCTGCCGCCGCCCTGCATACCTACGCCCGCCGTGATGATTCGGCTCGTTTCGACCGGAGAGAGGTTGCCTGCATGATACAGACTGGTCCATGCCGACCAGGTACCCGCTGATTTCGCCCTCCAGTAAATCGTGCTGCGCCCGCGCTCGAACAGAAGTTGGGAGGCGTTATCGCTGTTGTAGCCAACATGAAGCAACGAATGCCCCGAGCCGCCCAAGGGCGAACTGAGTGCGCCAGAGTTGAGGCCATAGACGCCGCTGGCCGGGGCTAGGTTGCAATCGTTGTTGGGCAGCGCCGCGCCGCTCGGGCCAAGACCAAACGCACCTACGGTCAACAGCGCGCCGCTCGTGACATCCTTATCGTTGGTCTGCCTGTGCGTTTCGTTGAGCAGCTCGACCCAGCTAGTCCAAGTGCCACTGTAGTTGTAGCGAATGAACGCTTTACCGGCCCGGTGCCCGCCGATTTGCAAAGCGAACGCCGATGCGTACGCGGCGTGAATCAGGACATCCCCGGAGAGCTTGGAGGGCCACGCGTTTGCTGTGGCGCTGGACATCCGGTAAGTGCCGTTTACCGTGATCAGATTGCAGTTATCGCCGGGTACTTCAACGCCCTGGCCACCCAAGCCAAAGGCGCCAACGGTCATGAGCGCATTCGCGGTCGTATCCATCGGGCTAGTCTGGACGTTGCTTGAGTTCAGAATCGCGACCCACGGCCCCCAGGTCCCGCCGCGAATTCGCCTCCAGGATGAGAGCGATTGCGTCATGGTCGCACTGGCAACCTCCCAGGCGAGCTGAACACCATAAGTGGTGGTGCCCATGAACTGCACAACGGTGCGACCCCCGCTGAAACCCGGTGGCAGGTTGGAAACGCCGGATGCCAAGGTGCCGTAGAAGCCAGGTGTCGTCAGGTTGTTCAGGTCGGTTTCGGCTGACGTTTGGCCGGTCCCCAGACCGAACGCACCGACCGTCATCAGCCGCCCTGCGGTCGCATCACCCCAAGTGGCCTGCTTGACGAGATCGAGGGTGGCCTGGGCTTCTGCCGCGCTGGCATCGTCCAGCAGTCCCTTGGCAAAGGCCGTGACGTTGCCGCTATGAAACAGTTCGCTCCAGGCCGACCAGCCGGTGCCGTTGTGCCATCGCACAGCGATCTGCAACGTGGCGCCTAGCGCGGCGCCTGTAGTCATGAGTATCTGGCTGCGGTATGTGCCACCTCCAATTACCTCTAGGTGATAGCGGACGGATGCGGACCAGCCTGCCGGAATATTGGTCAACCCGCTGTTCGGTGTAATGAACTTGCCGCCGGTGGTGTAGGAATTGAGATCTCCCGACGTTCCGATCACGGCAGCCCCACCCAGGCCAAAGGCGCCCACCGTGAGCAGCGCGCCGGTGGTGGTATCCGCCACATCGGCCTGCTTCTGCAGGTTCCCGCTATGCCAGAGCTCTTGCCAGCTACTCCAGACACCTGCATTGCAGCGACGAAAAAACATCTTGTCGCTGGTGCGTGAGAGCACGAGCTGCTCTGCGTAGCCGTCAGCGTAGCGCATGTGCAAGCAAGTACTGCCGCTGGAGACTGCCGGCTTGCTCAGCGTTCCGGTGTTGATGTTGTAGATGCCGCTGGCCGCGACGAGATCCAGATCATCGGATGGGGCTGCGGCGCCCTGCGCGCCTATCCCGAAGCCGCCGACGACCAGCAGCGCGGCCGCGGTGGTATCGGTCTTCGACGTCTGTACGCGAGTCTTGTCGAGCTTTTCATCCTGCAGCTTCTTGCCCTGAGCTGCCGTCAATGCCTGCGACGTACTGGTACTGGTGAGGGTGTCGTTTAGCCGAACAAGTCCTGCCCGGGATGTGTTACCCGTCAGGCTCTTTAGGCCTGCTGGCGTGACCGCGCGCGTGCCATCGGTACCCGCCTGGGTTTCTTCCGGCGTCGCCAGCTCAACCACGCCCTGGACAGTCGTGGTGGCCGGCGGGTTGATGAAGCTGACGTCACCGAAGGTGATGCTGGTGGCGTTGAGGCTCTCCAGGATGATGTCGGTGGCCAGCAGCAGCGTGGATGCCCCTGCCTTCTGGATGATCCAGCCCGAGGCCGCCGGCTGCGAGTAGACCGCAATGAGCGTGCCCTTGTCGCTGAACAGCCCGAACTCCCCCACGTTGTAGGCCGCCGAGCTCTCATCCAACGCCATTACATGAATGGTGTCCGCCGCGACGGCTTGCCCCGCGACCGTGCTCACGCGCTTGACCTGCGCCTGCAGCGCTGTGCGTGTTTTCGTTGGCGTGTATTGGCCGGTACCGAAGCCGATCTCGGTGATGGTGACCGGGCCGGTGCCGGTGTTTTGAGCGTTGATGATCTCGGCGCGGCCGGCATCGGTGATGGTGATAGGTAGTGCCATTACGGGGCCTCAGTGCATTGCAGGCGACGGTAGATGACTGGCCGAGCGGCGCCCTGCAGGCCGAGGCCTCCAGTGGCTGCCAGGCCGAGCGTGAGCGTGAAATGCGAGCGCACGGGCTTGGTGCGCTCGATTTCCTTGATGATGTCCTGCTGGTAGGCGGCGGTATTCGGGACGCCGGCGCCCAGGGTGAGTACCACCTCGAAGGTGTGCGGCGCGCCCATGGGCATCTTTTGCCACCACTCGCGCAGAGCAAGGGAGCTGCCGAACGAGCGAACCACATCGCGTACTGACTTGGCGGTGCCCTTGCGGCGTTGGATGTCTACCGCGGCACGGATACGCGCACGCTTCACCGCCTCGGGCCAGTACGGCTGCCAGCTGTCGAGCGAGAGCGTCCAGGCGAGCCAAGGCAGCAGGCGCGCCGGGCAGGTGTCCGGATTCCAGAGGTCGCGCAGCGGCACCGCCATGGTGCCGAGGCGCAGGGTGGCCTGCTCAAGCTTGCGCTCAAGCGGCGAGGCATTGGGCGGTAGCAGGCTTGGCTGATCACTCATCCAGGCCACCATCGGTGAGGTTGATGGCGGTGCAGTAGGACGCGCTCTGGCGGTTTACGACCAGGTTGGCGGTTGGGCTGGCGAGATCCACACGCTGCACGCCTGGTTGGTGCAGCGCTGCGTAGATACCGGAGAGCGTGACGTCCAGCCCCAGAAGGTGCTGGCCAGCGGTGTAGGCCTCCAGCGCTGCGCGTGCGTTGGCCATGACCACTTCACGGTCCGGGCCTGCGTAGAAGTACAGCGTGGCGGTAACCTGGTACTGGGCAATGGTCGCTGCCTGCACCTGGACGTAATCGGTCAGCGGCCGGACGCTCTCGTCGCTCAGCTTGGCCAGCACGGTGGCGAGTAGCGCCGCGCTCGGCACACCGGTGCCGACCCGAGATAGCACGGTTATCAGCACCTGTCCCGGGGTTGGGCTGATGGCGCTGGCATCAAGCACCTGACCATCCGCACTCAGCGCGTGGAAGATGTACGCGCCCTCAGGCCCTGCGGTGGACAGCCCTTCCAGCGAGAGTTGGATGCGGTAGCGGAAGTCGCGATCGCTCTCGTAGACAGCGGGAATCGGCGGAATGGCAGTCGGTACCGCGGGGGTCAGCAGCAGCCGCTCTACTCCGAACAAAGCGCCGAGGTTGTCTAGGTCGGTGCCGGTGGAGTACGGCAGCATGACGGCGCGGGCGGCATCGTTGATGCGGGCGCGCAGCTGCAGCTCGCGGTAGGCGCAAACCTCAAGCAGCTTCATGAAGGGTTCCGACTCGACCTGGGCATCCAGCTCGGGCGCACGATCGAGCAGATCGGCCAGCATGGCGGCGAGGATCTGCTCGAAGTCGAGCGGCTCGATCACATCCGGCGGGGCCACCTGGGCGAGGTTGATGGCGGTGAACTGGCTCATGCGATGGCTCCGAGGCGCAGAGGAATGCGCAGGCTGAGCGGCTCATTGACGTCGGCGCGGCTGCCCTCGATGTCAAGCACGACCTGCCCGGGCTGCTTGCCCAGGAACAACTGCACCCGGCTCAGACGGATGCGCGGCTCCCAGCGCAGCAGCGCCATGGCTGTTGCGGCGTAGGCCTGCAGGCGGGTGGCGTCGTTGGTGGGCCAGTCGATCAGGTCAGGCAGCTGGCTGCCGTATTCGCGGCGCATGACGCGCGAGCCGATGGGCGTGGTGAGGATGTCGGCGATCGACTGCGCGAGGTGGGCGTTACCCTCGATGGTGCGACCGGTGGTGGCGGACATGCCGATCATTTGGGCACCGCCGTGGTACCTGAACCGGTTTGCACGCCGCCATGCTTGTGTGTGACCAGGCTGATGCCTGATACAACTACGTCTGCGCTGACCGTCACGGTGCCGGTGATATCGACGTTGCCGAGGATGGTGACGCCGCCCGGTGCGGTGAGCTGGGCCTTGCCGCCGGCGGGTAGCGTGGCACTCAGGGTGTGGGTGGCGTGGTCGTAATCGATCACAGCCCCGTCCGGATATTTCCGGCGGCGCACGGTGGCGCTATTCGACGGCGCCGGACGTTGCTGTGAGTAGAGCCCGACCAGGGCTATGCCTTGTGCCGGTTCGCCGCTTGGCGCGATGAGGATGCACTGCTCGCCGACCATTGGTGGGTCCCAGTCGCTACTGTCACCAGCTCGAAGGGCGAGCCAAGGCAGGTTCGGAATGCTGAGGCCGCCACTTTTGACCGTGCAGCGCGCAGCCTGGTGGTCCACCGCGGCGATGGTGCCGAGGCGGATCAGGTTTTCGAGGCGGCGCAGGAGGTCGGTGATATTCATGCCGCCATGCTGGCGTTCGCGCGCGCGTGGCGCATTCGCGGAGCTGTGAAGCGGCTGGCGTTACAGGGTTAGCGCACCAAGTGCTCGAGCAGGCGGTCGCGGATCAGCTCGAGATCCGCGTCGGTGAAGCCGAGCAGCTCGCGGCGGGCGTACTGCACATCTGCTGCGCCGGGGGCTGGGCGATCGCGCAGGCCGTACTGGTGAATGCGGGCGATGCGCGAGAGCCGGCCGGCGAAGCCGATGGCGATGGAGCTGGCGTCGCTCTGCAGGCGCAGATAACGGGCGGTGCGCAGCTTGGTGAACATCTGCCGCTTGCGCTTGATGCGCCCGGCCTTGGCGCGCAGCTCCTGCCGGGGCTTGCGGGGGGCGAAGGGCGTGCCGTCGGCGTTGCGCTGCCCTGCGATGCGCTGCTGCTGGTTGCGGCGCAGGTCGCGGGCGATGGTGCTGGTGACCTTGCGGCGCTCGGCCGGCTGCAGTTGGGCGAGCAGCGCTCCGGCCCAATCCTCAAGGACGCGCAGGTCGTCAGCCATAACGCGGCCTCGGGTGCGGGCTGGCGATGTCGGTGCCGATGCCTTCGATGCTGTCCCATTCGGCGATCAGCATACCCTTGGCGTAGAGCTGCCAGTGCCCGGCCGGGTAGTACGGGTCGAGCTGCGGTTCCTTTGGGTGGTCGACGTGCAGTGTTCCATCGGCATGCTGCTTGACGATCACCCGCTCGGTGAGCGGCAGGGTGATGGAAAGGTCGACCTTGCTGTTGTCGAGGATGTCGGCCTCGAACTTGATGGCGTCCCTGCCCTTCTCCTGGTTCTCCATCAGCTCGCGCTGATTGACCAGCACCCAGGCGAACAGGGGAATGGCGACAGCATCCGGGTGGCCGGCGAAGTCGGTGAGGATGAGGTTGAGCGTGTAGCTGTATTCGAACGACAAGCCCGGCGCGGCGGTGCTGCGCATGCTGCCGTTGTCGATGAATACCAGCAGCCGGTCGGGGTTGCGCTTGAGCTCGGGGATGGCGGCCAGCAGATAGGCGCGCAGGGATTCGGGCTTGTTCATGGCTGGGTGCCGCGCGCGTTGTGGTCCACCACTAGGTCGACCTTGGCGGCGCATTCGCCCCAGGCGCCCATGAGGTAGTCGCTGTCGTCGCTCAGCTCGCCGTTACTGGTCGGCGCCGCCGGGTCCAGCGTGCAGCGCGTCACGACCGGACAGCCACTGACGGTAACCTGCGGCTCCGGTGATGGCGGGACGTTGGTGCAAGCGGCGAGCAGCGTCAGGCAGAGGCTGAGCAGCCCAAGTCGCATGGGTTGGGTCTTCACGGCGGCGTTCCTTCTTCTTGAGCTGGTCGGTGGCGCGGGCATGGCGCAGGTCGCTGAGCGTTTGCTGCAGGGCGAGCTGGTCCAGGCGCTGGGTGGCGACCTCGCCACTGAGGCGGGTGATGGTGGCGGCCTGGTTAGCGTTGCGCTGTTGGGCGGTTTGCAGGCGCTCGATGGCGAGATCGGCCTGCGCCTGGGCGGTGTCAATGCGCTGTTGCTGAATCCAGACCAGCAGGCAGAGCGCGGCGACCAGGGCGAGGCTGTAGAGGAGCTGGCGGGCGGTGGTCATGCCGCGCGCTCCTGCTCGCCGGCGAACTGCGCATAGGCCCGGGCGAGCTTCACGTCATAGAGGTTGCGGGCGTAGGCCGGGCCGTTGTAGCGGCGGGCGAACTCGGCCCACTTCCTGCCCTTGAGCGCCTTATGCAGCGCGGGGTCGGTTTCGATGTAGGTGACGAAAGCGTCGAGCTGGGCGGCCTCGCTCAAGGCCATGGTGTCCGCGAAGTGCTGGGCGTCGTGGTAGCCGAGGCGCTGCCAGTGGTAGCCCATGATCTGGAACAGACCCCAGCTGGCGGACTCCAGCGCGGCGGCCGCGTGGATCTGCTGCGCCTGGGCGAGCCGCTGATGCTCGGCGGTGCCGCCGATGTAGCCGCCGGACTTGCGGTTGACCAGGGCGGGATGCTTGGTGGCCAGTGTGTCTGCCTGTGCGGCGCCGACGCCGTAGGCCTGCAGGCGCTCGAACATCACGTGCCGCTCGAACAGGATCACCGGACGGCCGTTGCTGGCGAAGCCCTCGCCGCGGCTCTCCACCTGATTGATGGCCATGACGCTGGCCAGCGGCACGCCGAGGCGGTCGGCGGCCTGCTGCAAGTCCTTCCGCTTGAGGTAGCGCGAGGTGTCGTAGCCGTGAAGCGCCGCCAGTGTCTTCGGGCCGGCGACGCCATCGTCCACCAGACCGGCGCGGCGCTGAAAGGCAACAACGGCGCGCTCGGTCTGCTCACCGAAGTCGCCGTCCACGGCCACAGCGAAGCCTGCCAGTGTGAGTGCGGCCTGCAGGTTGCGCACGGCGAGGCCGCGCGAGCCGATGATCAGGAGTTCGCTCATACGCTTTCCACCTTACGCTCGAACAGGCGCTTGGCACCGGCGCGAACGCCCTCTGCGCCGATCAGGCCGATGATGCCGCCAAAGAACGGGGCGTATTCCTGCGGAATGCCAAACAGCGCCAGACCATTGCTGGCAGCCAGGGTGATCAAGCCGCAGACGACTGATTCGATGGCGATGCGGCGCAGCGATCCGCCGCCGAGCATCAGCCGCGAGCCGGCGATGGCAGCGGACAGGCCTGCCGCATACAGGATCGGGTAATTCTCCTGGAGCCATGTGGCGAGCCAGGCCATTTCGGGACGGTCATGCATGCGTTTCATTCCACTGTCCGCTGGGCGTGAGGGTGTTGATGTGCTGGACCACTTCGCCCAGCTGAGCCGGGCTGTAGCGCTGGGGCATGGGGAAACCGAGCGAGGCGGCGCAGAACTCGCTGCAGAACCAGCGACGCCGGCTGTGCAGGCCGACCGGCAGCAGCTGGCTGCCGAACAGGCCGAAGAAGTCGTAGCCCTGACCGGCGTTGGCGCGGAACACACGGGCGATCTGGCGATAGTCCGCCCAGGGCAGCGGGATGAGGTCCCAGTGTTCGAGGTTCAGCTCGATGTGCTTGGCGCGCACGCCACCGTCCATGGCCGAGGCGGACAACCAGCGGCCATCGGCCAGGACCAGTTCGCAATGGCTGTACTTGGAGCGCGTCCAAAGGCGGACCAGGCGGTTGAACAGCGTGCCGCGACCCTTGTAGAGGGCGAGGTAGATCAGTCCCATAGGTTCACCATTTGGCGTTGTTCGGCGCGCACGGCCTGTTCCGGCAGCTGGACCAGCGTGCCGTGTGGGATGACCGGGCCGAGGTCGGCCAGGCCGGGGTTCGCATCGAGGACCTGCTCGACTACGCCAGCGGTGCGCCCGTAGTGCCGCCAGCAGATGGCGTCGACGGTGTCGCCCTGCTGGGCGCGCTGGCTGGCCATCAGATGAGTTCCACGGTGGTATGGGCGATGCCGAGGATGTTGCGGATGGCCCAGCGGGCGTCGCGGCGGTATTCGTCGGCGGTCGGGGTCAGCGCTTCGGCGCGTTCGGCGCCGTCACCGGTGGCGCTGTAGTCGCGCATGCGCTCGGCTAGCTCGGCTCCGGCGCTGCAAGCAATAGCGCGGCGGTATAGGTGCACGAGGTAGCTCTCGCCCTGGAGCTGGGAGGCAGGCACGTCGGCAAGGCTGGCGTGGCCCTCTTCCTCACGGGCACGACGGTAGAGGCTCAGCTCGCGGTTGACCTCAATCAGGGCGTTGACGGTGGCGACCTCGAGGCGGGCATCGGTCACGCTGCCGTCCAGGCGCAGGGCAGCGCGCAGGTGGGCGCCGTCCAGGTCGGGGAACCAGCCGTCGTTAGTAATCGGGAACGAATCGGCGGCTGCCGGGGCATTGGTGGCGATGAAGGCGCTCATGGTCGCGGCTCGAATAGGTCGGCGGTGGTCGGGGCTTCACAGTTGGGGCAAGGAGTAAACCTGCTGATCCGCCCCGAGCCGCCGGGGTGCGTGGGGACGCTCAGTTAGCGGGTGGCGCGCCGGTATCGGTCGTGCTCGCCTCTGCGTTCGATTCGCCGGCACCCTGGTCGGGGGCGGGTTGGTCGTTCGCTGATGGCTCACTGGTGCCGGTATCGGACGGGGCGCCTTCTGCGTTCGGCTCGCCGTTGCCCTGGTCAGGGTTGGGCTGGTCGTTCGCTGGTGGCTCACCGGGGCCGATGGTGGCTGGCTTGCTTTCCGCGTGTTTCTTGAGGAGGCGATCGACGCGCTCCAGGTCTTTCTTGGCGCCGCACTTGTCGTGCAGCTCAATGGCTCGGGAGAGCTCACGCTTGGCGTTCACAAGCAAATCAGCCTGATCAACTTCCGAATCGTTTTCGGCGACCCAGGCGTAACCGCGTCCGAGCGCTAGGTGCAGCTTTGAGCGAGCCTGGTCCGGCATATCGTGCTGCGCGGTCAGTTGGGCGGCGCGGTTGAGATCCGTGAGGCTGAACGTGCTGCCGGCCTTGTGAGCCTTGAGCGCCTCCTCGGCAATCTCTTCGGCGAGCATGCACGCGGTGTTTCGCTCGAAGCGGTCCGGCATCTTCATGCCGTGCTTGAGGACGTACTGGCCAATGTCCAGCGCGCCGGCGAAATCCCCGATATCAATGCGCCAAACCATGACGGTGGTGAGCACTTCGTCCTGTGCGCCGCGCCCGGCGGCCAGCACGCCGTCCACGTATGGGACGTAGGCCGGCAGCAGCTGCACCTTGAGCGCAGCCTTGCCCTCAGTGGACTGGATGTTGCTCAGGCGCAGGCGATCCTGGTGCAGCTGGGCGAGTTGCAGTTCGTAGGTGGTAGCGCCGGCCATGGTTTGCGCCGGCGCGGTGGCGGCCGCCTCCAGGGCGGCACGCTTACGCAGCTGGGTACGCTGGGCGAGGGTCAGGGCCATGGGTTAAGCCTCGGTCGGTGCCGGGTAGGTCATCGCCTCGATGTTCTCCACCAGGGCAATGGCGCCGAAGTCTTCAACGATGTAGGCATCGTTGCTGGACTGGTAATCGGCAATGCGGTCGTACTCGGGCTCATCCTTCAGGTGACGGCGGCGAGCACCTTCCTGCCAGTAGATGGACAGGTTCTTGAGGAAGGTGACCAGCACGGTGCCCTCGGGGAAGAACGGCGCATCAACCACCGGCAGACCGCCGAGGCGCGCGCGGCTGACGACTTCCTGAGCAGCATTCTCTTCCTGGTTGGACGCGGCGCCCTTCTCCACGGCCTTGAGCAGTTTCTCGTGCATCAGGTCGCGGCTGACGAGTACGACCAGGTCCGGACGGGAGCGGTGCCACGGATCGAGCGTCTGGATGGCATCGAATACCAGGCCGTCGAGGGTCTGGTAGTCGCCGCTGATCTCGGTGTCCACGCCCGCCACCTTGATGACCTTGGTGGCGCCAACGGTGACCTTGCCAGAGCCCTCGACGCCTTCGTCAATCACGCGGTCCGGCGCCTTGGTGCGGATCTTCTGCAGCCAGCCGATGTTGACGTCCTGCAGCATCGGGTTGGCGGTGCGGTCAGTGGCGGCTGCGGCGCTGACGCCGTTGAAACCGACCATGATCCGGTCCAGCGCCTGGCGCTGGATGATGGCGTTGGTCAGACGCACCTGGAAGTCAGGGAACTTGGCCCAGGCATCCAGCAGCGAGTACGGGAACGCGCTGTCGTAGTTGGTCTGGACGCAGTTGTAGCTGTCCTTGGCAAGCGCTTGACGCTGTGCCGGGGTGCGACGGTTGCCGCCGGCGGTGTCAGTACGCCCGGCGATAGGGCCATTCACGCCCAGCAGCAGCGCCTCGCCGCTTTGCTCCATGACGCCGATCAGGTTGATCCGGCCGAGGAAGTCGGTGGATTCCTGCATGGCGGTTTCGAGCGTCTGCTGGACCGATGGGGTAACGCTGAATTTCTCGGTGGCGCTGGCCACGCCGTTGAGCAGAGCGATCTGCGCAGCCAGGGCGGTGAATACGAGGCGGGTTTCGTTACGCATGGTGTTTCTCCGGGGCGATGGGTATGAGCTGGCTCAGAACTGGGTCTTGATCTGGCCGTTGCCGCCCGCTACCGCCGGGCGCTGCTGTTGGTTGTGGTCGTGGGTATTGCCGAGACGCTTGAGCAGGTCGGCGAACTGGGTGGCGAGTTGGTCGTGGGCGGTCTGCAGCTCGGCGCGGGCCTTGGACTCGGCGGCAAAGGCCTTGCCCTGCTCGGCGACGTGGTCGGCGATGGCTTCGACGGATTGGCCCAGTTCAGCGAACAGAGCCGAGTCCTTACCTTCCTTCTCCTTGAACTTGCCGAGGGCTGCGGCCACACGGGAGAACAGGCCGGCGGTCTTGTCGTCGGTTTGCTCGGTGACTTCTTCGAACTCCAGCTCGGCCGGCTCGGCAGCGGTGAACAGGTTGTCTTTGTCCTGCTTGCGGCTCGCGAAGGTGCCGTTCTTTGCGCTGAATTCCAATGCCTCGGTGCCGAGGCTCGCCGGGCTGTCAGTTACCGCCAGGCCGACGAGGTACGGCTTGCCGGTGTTGGCGAACTTGGGCTGGATTTCCATGGAGGTGTAGATCTTCTGGCCCTTCTTGTTCAAGGCCAGCAGCGCGTCGTTGGGCTGGATCTGGGCGAACAGGGCGAGCTTCTTCTCGCCGTTGATCTCGACCTCTTCGGTTTTCAGGGCGAGCACGTCGCCGTAGGCGCCGAACGGTGAGTCCGGGGACAGGCCTTTGATGTGCTCGACGTTGATGCGCGCGCCATAGGTGTTGGGGCTGTAGCTGGCGGCCATTTCCTCCAGCCAGCTGCGCTCGATGGTGCGACCGTCAGTGGTCGCGCCTTCAACGCCGATGCGGAACATCTTGGAGCGGTACTTTTTGCTGTTGCCGGCCATGCGGGCTGTCCTCAACTGGTGGCTGCTGGGCAGGTAGTGAGGGCATGGTCGGCAGCCCGCGCCACGCGGGCAATTCGCGCGCCCTGTACTGGCTGGACGTACAGGGCGCCGGAGTAACGACTCGCGCGCGCGAGCGGCAGCATCGGCGCCATGAATGCACCGACCGTTGAAATTCCCGTCCAGGATCCACGCCGCACCGCTCGCCATCTGTACTGGATGGGCTGGCGGGTGACGGATATCGCCGACTTCCTCGACGAGAAGGAAAAGACCGTCCACAGCTGGAAAACCCGGGACGAATGGGACCGCGCGGACAATGTCGAGCGCATCGGCGGCGCGCTGGAGGCTCGGTTGGTGCAGCTGATCCTCAAGGATCAGAAGACCGGCGGCGACTTCAAGGAGATCGACCTGCTGCACCGCCAACTGGAGCGGCAGGCGCGAATCCAGCGCTTCCAGGCCGGCGGCACCCAGGCGGAGCTGAACCCGAACCTGGACGCGCGCAACGCCGGGCCGAAGAAACCGCCCAAGCGCAACGAGTTCGACGAGGGCGAGATCGAGCTGCTGGAGGAGGCGTTCCGCGACAGTTGCTTCGAGTACCAGCTGGACTGGTACCGGGCGATCAACATGCGCACGCGGATGATCCTGAAGTCACGCCAGATCGGCGCGACCTTCTACTTCGCCCGCGAGGCGCTGATCGACGCGCTGCTGACGGGGCGCAATCAGATCTTCCTCTCGGCGAGCAAGGCGCAGGCGCACCAGTTCAAGAACTACATGCAGGCGTTCGTCCAGGAGGCGTTGGGCAGGCAGCTGACGGGCGACCCTATCGTGCTGGCCAACGGCGCCGAGCTGCACTTCCTCGGAACCAACTACCGCACCGCCCAGGGGCGGTCGGGCAATTTCTACTTCGACGAATTCTTCTGGGTGCATGGCTTCGACGAGCTGAACAAGGTGGCGTCGGGCATGGCGCTGCACAAGAAGTGGCGCAAGACGTATTTCTCGACGCCGTCGAGCATGGGGCACCCGGCGTACAAGTGGTGGACCGGTGAGCGGCTGAACAAAGGCAAGCCGGCGGCGCAGCACGTGAAGATCGACCTGCGCCACGACACGCTGGCCCCGGGCAAGTTGTGCCGGGAGGACAAGATCTGGCGACAGATCGTGACGATCCTGGACGCTGAGCGCCGCGGCTGCGATCTGTTCGACCTGGATGAGCTGCGCTTCGAGTACAACGCGGAGCAGTTCGCCAACCTGCTGATGTGCGAGTTCGTCGACGACGGGGCGAGCATCTTCCCGTTGACGATGCTGCAGCCCTGCATGGTGGACAGCTGGGTCGAGTGGGGCGAGGACTACAAGCCGTTCGCGGCGCGCCCCCTGGGCGACCGTCCGGTCTGGATCGGCTACGACCCGGCCGAGACCGGCGACAGCGCGGGCATGGTGGTGGTCGCCCCGCCGGCGGTGCCGGGCGGCAAGTTCCGCATCCTGGAGCGCCACCAGTTCCGCGGAATGGACTTCGCCGCCCAGGCCGAGGCGATCCGCCAGGCCTGCAACCGCTACTGGGTGACCTATATCGGCGTGGACGTGACCGGGCTGGGCTCGGGCGTGGCGCAGCTGGTCCGCCAGTTCTTCCCCAACGTGACCACCTTCAGCTACTCGCCGGAGGTGAAGACGCGCCTGGTGCTTAAGGCCTATGACGTGATCCGCAACGGCCGGTTGGAGTTCGACGCCGGCTGGACGGACGTGGCCAGCTCGCTGATGGCGATTCGCAAGACGATCACGGCCTCGGGCCGCCAGATGACCTACACCGCCGGGCGCAACGACGAGACCGGCCACGCCGACCTCGCGTGGGCGCTGTTCCACGCCCTGCACAACGAACCGCTCGAGGGGCAGACCTCGGCGAACACTGGATTCATGGAGATCTGCTGATGAGCGAACTGACCACCGCCCCCGCCGCTGGCGTGGAGGCTTTCACCTTCGGCGATCCGCTGCCGGTGCTCGATGGGCGCGAGCTGCTCGACTACTTGGAATGCTGGCTCAACGGAAAGTGGTATGAGCCGCCGCTGTCGCTCGATGGGCTGGCGAAGTCGACCCGGGCGAGCGTTTTCCTGCAGAGCGGGCTCAATTTCAAGCGCAACATGCTCGAGCGCACCTTCATTCCGCATCGCCTGCTGAGCCGGCAGGCGTTCGGCCAGTTCGCGCTGGACTGGCTCTGGTGCGGAAATGCCTACCTGGAACGGCGGCGCAACCGGCTCGGCCAGGCGCTGGCCCTGCAGCCGACGCTGGCGAAGTACATGCGCCGCGGTGCGGATCTGGAGACCTACTTTCAGGTGCGCGGATGGAAGGATGAGCATGAGTTCGAGCGCGGCAGCATTTGCCACCTGCGCGAGGCGGATATCAACCAGGAGGTATACGGGCTGCCGGAGTGGCTGTCGGCGCTGCAGTCGGCGCTGCTGAACGAGTCGGCCACCCTCTTCCGCCGCAAGTATTACCAGAACGGCAGCCACGCCGGGTTCATCATGTATATGACCGACGCGAGCCAGAATGAGGCGGACGTCGACGCGCTGCGCCAGGCGCTCAAGTCGGCCAAGGGGCCGGGCAACTTCCGCAACCTGTTCGTCTACGCGCCGAACGGCAAGAAGGACGGGCTGCAGCTGATCCCGGTGAGCGAGGTGGCGGCACGGGATGAGTTCGGGTCGATCAAGAACATCAGCCGCGACGATCTGCTCGCGGCGCTGCGCATCCCGCCGCAGCTGATGGGCATCGTGCCAACCAACGCCGGCGGGTTCGGCTCACTGCGCGAGGCGGCGGAGGTTTGGGCCGTCAACGAGCTGGAGCCGATCCAAGCGCGACTGGCCCAGGTGAACGAGTGGCTGGGCGAAGAGGTGATCCGGTTCAAGCCGTTTGAGTTGCCGGCGAAGGGCTGATTGCCTCCGCTCCAAGCAAGCCGCCCTCGGGCGGCTTTTTCATATGCGCAATCAACCGACGCACCTGCGCAGTCGTCGCTCCAGGAGCGAAGGCCGAAGCGCAGCGATATCAAGTTCAATCACATTGATCAGAGCCGCCAGCTGCGACTTGGTGAGTGATATTCCACATCGCAGCCCTGTGAGGACCAGCGACTCCCCCGTCTGCTCGTCTAGCAGCATGCACTGGATGGTTTGGGGTGTATCCATTGCTGCGCTAAAGAGCAATGGCCTGAAATGTTCCTGCACGAGCGCAAACGCCTCGGGCTGTCTAATCCGCCTCATCTGACAATTCCTTTGCCTGAGACTGTAATTGTAGCAGTGGGCTATTCACCGTCCTGGCCGAGATTTGCCAACCCGCTCACGTTCCGACCGGCGGCGTCCGGCTACGACGGATCTCCACCCGGCGCGCGCCGTCGTCCCCCCACCACGCCTGCGGGCTAAACCTATGGCATTTTCCGCACCCCTGCTGGATGGCCGAGTGCGGCCCAGGCTGCGCGCTGGAGAGGCGTTTTCAGCGCCGGGCAACCCTGCGAATTCCTGCACAGATGGCCTCTTTCTTGAGCGTCTGCGGAGCTACCAGTGCCCACCGATTTCAGAGGCGAATTCGAAAATGGGTAATTTTGGTCAGGGACTTCAGGAATACGGCTGAAGGCCCCGTATTTGCTGGGCTCGACCGCTTACCTCTGAAGGTAATTTTGGGTAATGGAAAAGGTAATTTTCCTGTAAGTGCTTGATTTCAAAGGGCTGGCACTTATTGGATCATGACCATCAGATTAGGTAAGTCGATTACCTATGAATTACCAAAAAATTACCTTTAAGAATCAATCCTAACCCACTGAAAGCAAAGGACTTTCATGGTGCAGGCCAAGAAAATTACTAAAATTACCCGTTTTCGATGGGTCAAGATAAAACGCGGCGACGTGCGTAAGGGGCGGCTCGCCGTGCCGCTTGCATCAAAGTGATGGGAACAATATGGGAACATTTTCACCCAATTTTCCGCACCTCAGAAACGCTGAAGGCCCCGGAATACGGGGCCTTCAGGTTTTCAGATGGCGGAAGCGCAGAGATTCGAACTCTGGGAAGGGTCTCCCCTTCGGCGGTT